GGGACAAACATGGGCAACCTGGCACTGTTGCAGGGGTTGCTAACAATCTCCAAGCACCGGTGGGTGCTGGCTGGTTGGAAACGGAAAACACCCATTTCATTGTGGCTAATAGTGCACTGTATCGTGACCAATTACCACTTGGGGGCCTCCGTCTCTCACCAAGAGGATTCGCTATTTTTTGGCATCAGTTACTACCGCATAGGCAAGCGGACTGGGCAAAAGGTATGCAACGCCTTACACAAGATATCAGGACCTGGCTTGAGAATGTTGATCATAACATGCCTGATGCCACCGAATACCAAATTCAAGCCACGACACTGGCTGCCCCACCGGTGTCTAAATCAAGACCAATCACAAGACAGGGAGGTTCTCGGATCCTCCGTCACAAACGAGAGGGCACAACTAGTTTTGAAACGGATGGCCGGTTAGGACGCCTACGTACTTGGTATGAGAAGTCCAATCCGTCCACATTATATAACATCGCTAAAGAACAGTTCGGTTCTTTATGGACCAGTTGTCCGGCTGAGTACAGGCAACATATGGTCCCGTTATTAACATGGGTGGTTTCAAAACAATTCCCAGGCCCGACGGCTGCGAATATGTCGGTCCCTGGCTCAGTCGAATGGTCAACAGCGAAAGAACTCTCTACGGAATTGAGTCTTGTGCCCCCTCTTAAGACGGGGTGGCTAGATTTTCTAACTGGGGAGAGTGACTTTGTTAAGGACCTTACGACTGAAGGAATAGAGCCCAATCCAGGACCTAGCATGCTAGGGCTCTTTAAAATTGAGGTTCTCTTAGGAATAATCACCGCCTTCTGGGGGCTGTGGTTCTTCCTTGAAAAACAAGTGAACGAGCATGTACGTTCGCGGAAAATGGAACCGGTACCATTTTCTGATCACATGATCCCTGCATCCGGGCAGGTAGACAATGTCCTAGGCATTGCGGCCCATGGCACAAGAGGGGACCATGTCCCTCTAAAGTTCTTAGCGCGCATTGCCAACGGATTAGGTGTCCCAGTTCATTTACATAGCGTTAAGGAAATGAACGCTGACGAACTGGAAGCAGTCGAGGAAGGTCGCCTATGGGAAGATGCCCCTTCTTGGTTTAAGCTCCATGCCTTTTTAAAACAAGGCTATCACCGGACACTTGTGCCATATGTAGACTCGCACAAGAACTGGAGGATTGAGATGGGAGCCGGACCAGAATGGATCAACCCTTTGACCTGTGGTAATGGTAACACACGTTGGGATTGGGTGGCAGTACAGTGCTACAAACTCCTCACTCGTGTTTACACTCCATTATTGCGGGTAGGCAACATTCAAGGCTGCAATGTTCCCCGGTCAAGTGACGGGAGCACGGAACTCCGCCCACCGAAAGACACAAGGCGGAAAACCAATACGAAGATCGGATGGGTTTGTGGTTCTGGCAAAGAAGAACACATTCCCAAAGAAATTCGGACAAAGTACCCTCGAATTGAAGACTCCAATCATTCTGAGGCGTTCAAACACTACAAGACAGTGTACACTTTGGGCGGGGCTGGCACAATGCAGACTGCCATTAACAGTGGAGCAGAACCCATCCCATGTCGAAGGGTTTTAGATCGCGATTACCACACACTCCCAAAACCAGAGGATGTCCAGGACACCTCATGGATATGGTTTGTGTGTTTATTGAATTCAAGCTTCAAGCTGAACCTACCAGTTCATCTCAGATGGTATTGCCACCTGCGTTACGCATTATGGCAAACAACCTGGGTTTCAATTATAACTGATTTGTTCAGAGCAATCGTGACCTTAAACCTAATAGGACAAGGTTGGCTCATCCCTGTGTGTTTAATCCTTTCATATCCAGGATTAACACGCATGGTTTTGACCGGTTTAGGCATCGAACCGGTCCGCGCACTAAAGTGGGGTGTCAAATTGTTGTGGATAGGTCCCGTATTTTACTTATGGAACCTTAGTATCTGGGGATTCCTGATCTCTTTTGCATCCACACTTGCCTCACGACTATGGAATGAAACTTCTTTGCTGTGTGCTAACGGCGGGAAGTTAATCTGGGTGCCACGAGTTTCAGACACCCTAACATTACCATTCCCATTCGGGCATTGGGCAG